GAGTCCCGTCCGCTGCGCCAAATTAAAAGCCCTTAACTGCTTGTCAGTTAAGGGCTTTTTTCATTTCTGCGTCCTGCTGAAGTGCTTGCCTACTGATGGTCGCTGGGTCTCTGTGACCAGAATGTGACCAAACGGTGACCAAATCCCTGATTTGGCCGGGGTTCAAATTCCACTGCTTTTCTGTAGACGTGACCATGGTCGCGGCGACGCCGTTGGCCAGCGGCTCTGATCAGCATCCGGCGCTTCCCTCGAAGATCGAGAAGCCGAAGACGCAAAGCGGGCCGCAGCGGGGTAGGCACGTACGGATCTGTGCGGGGGGGCGGCAGGTAACTGCTGTCCCTACCGCGACCAGTCGATCCGCCTGCGCAAGAAGATTCTCGACGAGAACCAGCGCAAGCGTGCCGCCAAGAACTGATAACTGCTGAGACAAAACAAAGGCACCTTCGGGCGCCTTTGTTGTTTCAAATGCATTGGATCGAGCATGCGCTCTTGAATCGCGACGCCGGACCGGACTATGCTCCAAGCCAGTATTGGTGGCATTTCGCTATCCTTTCAGCAGGGAACGCCGCCATTCATACCCACACGCCCAACCATCGTTCGGCCCACTGCTCACCCCAGCGGGCTGCGCACGCCCGCAAACGCCTGGCCCAGCACATGGGTATAGGTCTGCGTGGTGCGTTCGTCGGCATGCCCGAGCAGCGTCTACACCGTGCGGATATCGCTGCCCCGGCGCAGCAGCTCGGTGGCAAAGGTATGCCAAAAGGTGTGAGAACTCGCCGGCTTGCCCAACCCACACGCCTGCACCGCCTGCCTGACGGCACGTTGAATGGACGTGACATGCAGGTGATGGCGGACCGCATCTCCGTCCGCGTCCACGCATACCCCGGCAGACGGAAACAGCCATTGCCATTGCAGCGAACTGGAGGCGCTGGGGTACTTGCGCTTGAGCGCGAAGGGCACTGTCACCGGCACCTGGTAGAACGCCTCCCGCGCCTGCAAACGCCCGCGAATCAGCGCAATGCGCTCCGTCAACGGCGCGATCAGGCTGGTCGGCAGCAAGGTGGTTCGATCCTTGCCGCCCTTGCCGTCACGCACGATGATGAGCTGCTTGTCGAAGTCAATGTCCTTCACCCGCAACCGCGAGGCCTCCACCACACGCAAGCCTGCGCCATACATCAGCAACGCCTGCAGATCGTAGGGTGCAGCGAGCTGCCCGATGATCGCCATCGCCTCCTGATGCGAGAGCACCACCGGCAAGCGCGGCGGACGCTTGGCCCGGATCGTCTCGCCAATATCGCCCAGCGGTCGCTCAAGTACACGGGAGTAGAGAAACACGATGGCCCGATCTGGCGCTCACTGGCTTCGATGCCGACGAGTTGCTGGAAATCATGGCCGGCGAGGAAACCACCAGCGAGGGCAATACCGACGAGGATGCCGCGCCCGAGGTGCCGGGCAACCCGGTATCCAAGCCCGGCGATGTCTGGATCATGGGCCAGCACCGCCTGCTCTGTGGCGACAGCACCGATGCCGTGAGCTACGACACGCTGCTCGGCACTGAGCGGGTGGCGATGATCTTCCAAGATCCACCGTATAACGTGGACTATGCCAACACGGCCAAGGACAAGCTGCGCGGCACCAACCGCCCGATCCTGAACGACAACCTCGGGGATGGATTCCAGGACTTCCTGCTGGCGGCGTTCAAGCCCGCGCTGGCACGATGCAATGGCGCGGTCTATGTGGCGATGTCCTCCAGCGAGCTCGACACCCTGCAGTCCGCCTTCCGCGCTGCTGGCGGCAAGTGGTCGACCTTCATCATCTGGGCCAAGAACACCTTCACGCTGGGGCGCTCGGACTACCAGCGCCAGTACGAACCAATCCTGTATGGCTGGCCCGAGGGTGCTACCCGCCACTGGTGCGGCGACCGCGACCAGGGGGACGTGTGGCACTTCAACAAGCCGCGCGTCAATGACCTGCATCCCACGATGAAGCCCGTTGAGCTGGTCGAGCGCGCCATCCGTAATTCCAGCCGGCCCGGCGATGTGGTGCTCGATCCTTTCGGTGGCTCCGGCACGACGCTGATCGCCGCTGAGAAATCTGGGCGCCAGGCACGGCTGATCGAGCTCGATCCCAAGTACGTGGATGTGATTGTTCGCCGCTGGCAGGAATACGCTGGCGCCCAGGCGGTGCGGGAAGCGGATGGCGTGAAATTCGATGACCTGGTCGGTACGGATGCTGCTGCCGATGCCAGTGATGTGGATGCCGAGGAGGCGCTGTGAAGCAGTCGCGCTGGATGTCGCTGGTGGAAGCCGTGACCAATGTGCTGGTCGGCTATGGCGTGGCGGTGGCGACCCAGTGGGCGGTGTTTCCGCTGTTTGGTCTGCACGCCACGCTGCAGGAGAACCTGGTGATCGGACTCGTTTTCACTGTGGTCTCCCTGATTCGAAGCTACCTGCTGCGCCGGGTCTTTGAGGCGCTGCGCGTGCGTCAGTTCTCCGCAAACTCGGGGTAAAGGTCGCCGCTGCTGATGTCGGCGCGGTACGTGACATTGCGAAACTCGCCCGGGGCGTCGGCCAGGATCACGCCGCCGACCGACTGGATGGCGACGCCGTACTTGCGGGTGAGTGCCGTCAGTTCGGCGATGAACTGGTCGTAGTGGGTGGTGAAGGGTGCTGTGGTGGCCATGGCGATTTCCTCATGCCGCCAGGGACTCTTCGACGATCTCGCAGTGGATCACGAAGCCCGTCAGGTAGGGAAGGCCCTTGGGGATGCCGTACTGTTTGCTGGTGCTGCGGCCAATCGTCCAGCCCATCCAACGCTGCGTGGCGGCGTTGATCGCGTCGGCCAGTGTGGCGCCGGCGTAGAGGCCGTTTTGCACATCGTCGGCAAAGTGGCGTCCGTGGCGGCTGTCGAGGAAGGTGCGGACCGATTCGAGTGGCTGGCCGGTGGCATCCGAGATGGCGATCATGGCCAGTGGCCAGGCGGCTTCGGCCTGCTCGTTCATCGTGCCGTAAAAGCCCCAGGTGTCGTTCTGGCTGGCGGGGATCTGGGTGGTGGTGTTCATCTCTGGCTCCTGGTGGTTGATCGTTGCGACACCCGTAGTAACGCGCTGTTCGAGATGGAAGCCAAGCGCCTGTTCGATCTTTTTGCGCTTGGCTCGGGGGCCTCATTCCATCGTGTCGGCGCGCACCAGTTCGGCTTGCGCGCCCGCGATCAGGTCCAGGCGCACGTTGTTGGGCACGTAGGTGGCCAGATGGCTCAGCGTCCAGTTGAGGACATTAGCCTTGTCTTTGAGCGACTCGGCTTCGTCGTAGCGGGCGATGTAGCGGTCGAGTTCTTCCAGGGCGCGCTGCATCGTGGCGCGGGCGTTGGCAAGCGCATCTCGGCCACTGGTTTCGGCGTAGTGGGCTTGAAATTCGCGGGGGGTGTTCATGGTGTGCTCTCCTTGTGGTTGATCGTTGCGACACCTGTATGAACGCGCTTGTCGCCCTTGAAGCCAAGCTCAATCTGCATCGCGATGGGCATCAAGGGCTTCAATCGCCAGCACCAGATCAGCGATGCGGTCGGCCTCGAAACCAAAGCCCCGGTGGCGCAGCAGGTGCTCGATGCTCGGATGCTTCATCCGGGCGATCTCCCGGCAGGCCTGCAGCAAGGCTGGCGACAGGTCTGTCGGGGTCGGGGCGTTGGGCTGCGTGCTCACGCGGTGGCTTCTTCGGCAATCCGGTAGAGGCGCTGTCCTGCCCCAGGCGTGCCAGCAGGGCCTTCGATCTTCTCGGAGACGATGGTCAGGCCGAGTTTCTTCTTGAGTGCGCCGGCAAAGGTCCCGCGCACTGTGTGGGCTTGCCACGATGTGGCCTCGCAGATCTGCGCGATGGTGGCGCCCTCGGGGCGTTTGAGCATCTCGATCACCAGCGCCTGCTTGCTGTTGCCCGGGCCACGCTTCGGGCCGGCATCGGGCCGATCCTGGTGCCAGCTGGCCTCGGCGGCGGTGACTGCTGCTTCCAGTTCTGGGTCGTCGGCAAGGGGCGGCTGGGCAGGCGTGGCAACACGTGTTGCACTCGTCGGCGGCAGTACATCTTCGGGCTGGGCTTCGCCCTTGATGATGGCGATGGCGGCACCCGTGATGCGCCACTGGCCATCCATCTGCTCGATCAACCCGCGCTGCGCGAGGCTGGCGATCATCTTGAGCTTGGCGCCGCCCTTGAGCTCGAGCAGTGGCTCGACCAAGCCACTGGCGTCGCAATGCGCACGGGTGATGAGATCCAGTTGGCGTTCGGTGATGGGGGTGGTTTGTGTGGACATGGTGGTTCTCCTTGGGGTGATGTGAGGGTCAGGCGGCTTGCTGCTGGGTCACTTGATCAGCGGCTTTTGCGGCGGTGCTTTGGCCAGCGGCCAGGCCTGCTTGGTAGGCCGCCATCAGGGCACTCTTGACGCCCCAGACGCTGACGTCGTGGAAGTCCAGGCTGTCGCTGTTGCGCGTGGCCAGGGTCTCGATGAAGAGGTGGTCAAGGGCGATCCGGGCGAGCAGCTTGTCCAGTTGCTGGGCGGCTTTGGTGGTGGTTTTGCGCATCGTGGTTCTCCTTCGTGTGCGTTGTTGCGATGTCTGTATGAACGCGCTGTTGCCGATTGAAGCCAAGCGTTCGGTCTATCTATTTCGCATCGGAGTGGCTTGTGTTCGACACTGCTGAATCGGCGGTCGAATCCGCCTGGAAACGGGGCCTCGCGCCCGATCCGATCCTCACCGTCGATGACTGGGCAAACCGCCACCGGATGCTCTCGTCGGTGGCTTCCGCCGAGCCAGGACGCTGGTCATCCACCCGCACGCCGTACCTGGCCGAGATCATGGCGGCCTTGTCGGTGACCTCGCGCGCCGAGCGGGTGGTGCTGATGAAAGGGGCTCAGTTAGGGGGCACAGAAGCGGGACTGAACTGGCTGGGCTACGTCATCCACCACGCGCCGGGGCCAATGCTGCTGGTGCAACCCACGGTGGAAGGCGCCAAGCGCGTCTCCAAGCAACGGGTCGATGCGCTGATCGAAGCCAGCCCTGAACTCGCCAGCCGCGTCAAAGACCCACGAAGCCGGGATTCGGGCAACACCCAGCTGATGAAAGAGTTTCCGGGTGGCGTGCTGATCATGACCGGCGCCAACTCGGCGGTGGGCTTGCGCTCGATGCCGGTGCGCTACCTGTTTCTCGATGAAGTGGATGGCTACCCGGGCGATGCCGATGGCGAGGGCGATCCAGTGGCCCTGGCCGTCCAGCGGGCCGCCACCTTCGTCAATCGCAAGGTCTATCTCTGCTCGACCCCGACCCTGAAAGGGTTCTCGCGCATCGAGGCGGCCTACCTGGAGTCGGATCAGCGGGTCTTCGAGGTGCCTTGCGATCACTGCGGGACACACAGCCAGATCCAGTGGCGTGACATCAAGTGGCCGACCGGCAAGATGGCCGAGGCGGCCTGGCATTGCCCGCAGTGCGATGGCATCCACCCCGAGTACCGCAAACCGGCGCTGCTGGCCAATGGCCGGTGGACCGCCAAGGCGGGAGGCGATGGCAAGACGGTGGGCTTCCACCTGTCGAGCCTGTATTCACCATGGCTGACCTGGGGCGAGATCGCCCAGGAGCACCACGCCGCCAAGGACGATCCGGTGCGCATCAAGGTCTGGGTGAACACCAAACTGGCTGAGACCTGGGAAGACCGGGAGGGCGAGACCTTGGACGC